CGGCTAGTCAAAAAGTAGAGCTACCAAAGAATGAGGAAACAAACATATAGTAAAACGATATTTGTAAAATGGAAATACGAAGTTATACAGAATTAGGCGCTCCAAAAGTTGGAGACGGAAGAATAATCGAAGGTTACGCCGTGGTATTCGGTCAGGAAAGCCGCGTATTGTACGACAGGGAAAAGCAACGTGCCTTTGTTGAGGTAATCGAAAAAGGAGCTATAACAGAAGAACTGTTGCGTAATAGCGATGTTAAAGCCCTGTTGGATCACAATAAACAAAGATTATTAGCCCGCTCTAATCGCGGCGCGGGTACTTTGTCGCTTGAACTTGATGATTACGGACTAAAATACAGGTTTGAGGCTCCTAGTACTCCCGACGGAGATTTCGCCGTAGAAATGATTAAACGCGGTGACATTTTCGGTTCATCCTTTGCGTACGCTTTAAATGAAAAGGATAAAACAAAAGTTTCCTATTCTATGAAAGACGGGATATTACTTCGTGCCGTGCACAAGATTGATAGAATTTCCGATATATCGCCTGTTGTCGATCCTGCTTTTTACGGAACGGATGTAACCGTTCGTAGTATGGACGATGCGATAGCGGAGTTGTCCGGCGAAAATAGAGACTATTTAAATGAACTTAATAATTTACGTAAATCAATTTAAAACATGAGAAAAGAATTTGAAACTATTGCTCAATATAAAGAGCAAATGCGCGCTATGTTGGATAAAGCAGAAGCCGAAAAGAGAGCACTTAATGCAAACGAAAAAGAACAGTTCGAGCAGTTGAAAACAAAGAAAGAACTTTTGGAAATGAAAGTCGAACGCCGTGCGCTTGAAGATATTAACGCGGGGTTGGTATCAGACCGTCGAGTGTTGTTTTCACAGGCTGTTTTTGATGTCGTGAATCATCGTTCTTTGGAAGAATACAACGGAGTTGTATCGGAAGGTGGAATCAAAGTTGTAGAGCGTGCGGTAACTGTAACAGATACCACCGATGCGGCTAGCATGGTTCCGGTTACAATCGGTGAAATCATTGAACCGCTAGAAAAAGGCTTGATTATTGATAAACTTGGTATCAAGATGCAAAGTGGGCTTGTAGGTGACCTTGTTTTCCCGACATTGGCGGCTGTTGAGGCAACAATACAAGGCGAAAATGTTGCGGTAACCGATACCGAATTGAACATCGACAAAATCAAGGCTTCCCCTAAACGTGTATCTATTTCTATTCCGGTTTCAAAACGTGCAATCAACCAAACGAACTACTCTTTGCAGGACGTAGTTTTAAAACAAATCTCGCTCGGTGTTGCCCGTACTTTGAACAAATGGATGTTTTCGGGGACTGCATTGTCTGGTGCAAGCAACGGGGTATTTGTTAAAACAAAACCGAGTGTTGAATATACAAATGAGTTGACGTTTGCAAATGTTGTTTCGCTTGAATCTACCGTCATGGATGCGGGCGTAGATGTTACAGACGGTACAGCCGCCTACGTTTGCACTCCGAAAGTGTACGGCGCTTTAAAGTCCACTCCAAAAGCGGCGGGGGCTGCTGAAATGATTTGTCAAAACGGTATGGTGAACGGTTATCCGGTTCTTGTTACTAACTACATGGATGCCGATTCTATCGGATTCGGCGTATTCTCTAACGCTGCTATCGGTCAGTTCGGCGATATGGATTTAGTGATAGACCCGTACACCGGAGCGAAAAGTAATATCGTAAACTTTGTGTTGAATACAGATTACGACATTGTTGTAGCTCGCCCGGAAGCCTTTGCCATCGCAAAGAAGAAAGCGGCTTAATATTATCTGATTATTGATATTGAAAGGGCTTTGGCTTCACTGCCTTAGCCCTTTCTTAATTACTTGAATATGGAGAAATACGTAACACTTGAAGAGCTTAAACAGCATTTAAACGTCGATTTCGACACTGACGATACATATATAACCGGACTTATCGAACCCGTTCAACTTCTTATCGAATCGTATCTAAATAATCCGCTAGATACTTACGTTAAGGACGCGAAGATAGATCGGCGTATCTGGCACGCAATCCGCATACTCATAGCGAACTACTACGCAAACCGTGAATCGGTAACATTCGCCACGCCGCAAGTTATTCCGGGACACGTAGAACTACTACTGCAACCGTTAAAACGATACACGTAATGCAAGCGGGATTATTAAACGAAATGCTCGGCTTTTACCGTAGCGAGTCAAAGCGCGATAATCTGGGCGGCACGTCTGAAAGTTGGGTGAAAGTATTTGATAAACGCGCATACATTCGCTTCAAGTCTGGCGCACGCAAAGAAGCGAACGGAGAGATATACAATACGACTGTTAATACAATAATGATTCGCATCTGCAAGGAGATAAACGCTAAAATGCGGATTGAGTACGACGGACAGAAATACAAGATTTTATCTATTAACCACGACCGGAAGCAGCAAGCAACGGTTATAGAAGCAGAGGTAATTAATGAGTAATGATAACTACACTGGGCGGAACCTGTATCGCGTTGAGGTGGACGCAACGAAAGTAAATGAACTATTGAAACGGCTAAACGATAAAGAAGCAAAGAAGGCGATTTCGTCCGCTCTTAGAAAGTCGATTCTTATCATTCGCAAACAGGCGCAGGAAAATCTAGTTTCTGCTGTTACCGATGCGGAATTTGGAAGTTCTAAGAACGGCGTATCATTCAAACCGTTAAAGGACGAAATAAATGTAGCAGTTTATCGTAATGCTTCCGGCGCACGGGTTGACCTGATCGACCGCCGCAAAAAGGGATCGCGCGCCTATATGCTGAAATGGTTTGAATCGGGTACAAAAGAACGAGCTACCAAAAAAGGAGCGAATAGAGGTATTATAAACGCTTCTCACTTCTTTTCTAACGCAGTTAAATCAAAGCAGGCAGAGGCGGAAAGCTCATTAGAGAAAAATATAATTGATTCAATAACGAAAATAGCGAATAAAAAGAAATGAGTTTATCAATAGGCGCGCACGTATATAAGAAGTTATGCGACTCTACGGAGTTGACAGAATTAGTTTCTGATAAAATCTATGCAATCTCAACCAAAACGGAAACATCTTTTCCGTTCGTGATTTATCGACACGGCTCACTGACACCGGAATACACGAAAGATAGATACGGCACAGGTGATACTGTTTCGGTTGAGGTTGTCGTAGCTAGTGATAACTATTTAAACTCTGTAACCATCGCGGAAGAAGTCCGTAAATCGCTCGAGAACAGACGAGGAAGTTATGACGATTTCGATGTAATAGATGCAAAACTATTGAGTGCGGACGAGGATTTCATCGAAGATACTTTCATTCAAAGACTCGTTTTCTCTTTTAAAACTGAATAATTAACTAAAACGATAAAATTATGAGCAAAGCAACGGCAGTATTAGGCAAGGACATGATGTTATTTGTAGAGGCTAAAGCATTGGCTTTGGCAACTTCCTGCAAACTGGGTTTGTCGGCTGAAACAATCGACACACAAAGCAAAGATTCGGGCATCTGGACGGAGAAGGACATCAAGAAACTTTCTTGGAACGCTTCAAGTGAAAACGTGTTTAGCGCGGACGCAGACGCAAACAGTTACGATAAATTGTTTGCGTTGTTTATCGCACATAAGCCCGTAACTCTGAAATTCGGTATTGTTGGCAATCCCGATGTTAATGAAATGCCCGCCGCAGGTTGGACACTTGCGAATGGTGCATATACCGGAAAGGCTGTAATTACTTCACTGGAAGCAAATGCGCCGGACGGGGATAAAGCGACTTTCTCGATTTCTTTCGAGGGAACTGGGGCACTAACAAAAGAGGCGGTTAGTAAGTAATCACGGGCGGCGTTTTGCCGCCCTCTAAAGCAACTATTCAATGAAAACAATATCACTTAACGGAAAAGAATTTATCTTGAAATATACGCTCCGTGCGTTCTTCGTATTTGAATCTATATCCGGCTATCCGTTTCAGTTCGGAAAGATGTTAGACGAGTTTCTTTTGTTTTACTCGTTCCTGCTTGCCGCTAATCAGGAATCGTTCAAAATTGAATTTGAGGAATTTATCGAATTATGCGAAAATGACTTGACGCTATTCGGACAATTCAAAGAATTTATCTTGGATGAAATCAAGCTACGTTCGCAAATGGCAGGAAATGACGTAAAAAAAAAGAAGGTGACGGCGCGGAAACGAAAGCAGTAAGTATTCGCGAACTCTATTCGCGTGTTGTCGGAGAAGGCGGCATCGCTCCCGATTACTTCCTCGATAAAATGGATTTTATCGAGGTTGAATCGTTTATAGACGGATTGAACCGACGCAATCGGGAAACGTGGGAACAAACTAGATTGTTAGGTTTCATTATAGCGCAATCGAATAGTACAAAGACGCTGAAACAAACTGATATACTCCGATTCCCGTGGGATGAAGAGGAAAAGAAGGATACATGCGTAACAGATGAAGAAATGAAGCGTTTGCGCGTAATGGCAAAAGAAATAGAATCACAATTAAACACGAATAAAGATGTCTGATATAGTAACAAGATTATTATTAAAAACGAATGACTTCGACGAGAATTTAAATAAGTCGAAGAAGAATGTAAACGGGTTTCAAAGCGACATCGCTAAAATGTCCGGCGTTGCAGTATCGGGGGTTATGAAGTTTGCCGGGGTTCTTGGTATTGCTGTAACCGCCTCGGAAGGTTTCAACAAAGTAATGAATAGCAGTCAGACGCTAGGGGATGAATATGCCCGTACTATGGATGGCTTAAAAGGTGGCGTAGACCAATTTTTCTACTCTATCGGTAGCGGGGACTGGACGCCGTTTATGAACGGGTTAGCCGAAACGATACGTCTAGCACGTGAAGCATACAACACGATGGATCAATTAGGAAATACTAAAATGTCATTTTCCTATTTCGATGCAAAGAACCAAGCGACCGTACAGGAACAAATAACTATCTTAAAGGACAAGGATTCAACAGAGGAACAAAAGAAAGCAGCTAGGGAACTATTAGACAAGACACTGAAAGACCAAGAGGAAATCGTAGGGCAATATAAGCGAAGAAGTCAAAACGCCGTGCAAGCAATGGTAAAAGCGGCGATAGGACTTGACGGCGTAGATGTTTCGGCGATAGACATAGATAAAGTGTTGAGATTAGACGTATCTTCGGCGGGCGATGAGCAAAAGGCACAATTAGCAAAGCAATATAAAGATTTCGTAGATGAATACGACCGTTTGAAAGCCAAATTCACAACTTACGAAACGGTTGGTTCTGGGATGAATGTGCACACGGTTGCAACTACAGACACAAAATCTTTAGGACAGGCAATAAGCCCGATGTTGGCAAAGTATCAGGATGCAATACAATATAATGCGATTTTAGTAAAGAAGAGTGATGAATGGTTGCAGAATTTAATAAACGTTGCAACGGCGGCAGAGGCGGCAGACCGGAATTTGTCGAGTATGACGAAAGCGGCGAACCGTGCTTCACAGTCAGGAATAGGCGGGAAAACGCCAAAGGAAGAACCGAAAGAGGGCTCTATCGCTTGGTATGACACGCAAATCGCAGAGCAAAATAAAAAACTTATTGCTGAAACCGACATGCAAGCGCGTTCCGCAATTCAGGCGACGATTAATGAACTCGAATCAAAGAGGATAAATTTAAAGTTTGTTGTAGAGCAAGAAACGTTCAAAAGTGCTCATGGTGAAATGAAAGACGGCGCTTTGTCTCTTCCGGTAAAACCAACGTATAAAGATAAAGTTCCTACTCATGGGAAAGAAGGTAAAAACTTAAAGTTGCCGAAATATGATCCACTTTTTAAAAAAGAAGATATAGATATGAATGAACGGTACGGCGAATCTCTCTCGGCTGTTGGTAGTATTATGGGGTCTTTATCAGGAATAACGAATGAAAGCGCGGCGGCGTATCTTCAATGGGGCGCAAATGTTATATCCAGTATTGCACAAGCTATCCCGGCTATTCAATCGTTAATAACGGCAAAACAGACCGAGGCTGTAGTTAGCGGTGTGGCTTCCGCAGCAGAAACGCCCGTTGTTGGTTGGTTGTTGGCGGGTGCCGCCGTTGCTGCTGTAGTCGCTGCAATGGCTAGTATTCCTAAATTTGCAACGGGCGGCATTGTACCCGGTACATCATTCACGGGCGATAAAGTTCCGGCTTTGCTTAATTCTGGTGAGATGATTCTAAACGGATCACAACAAAGTAGCTTGTTTAATATGATTAATGGCGGGGTCTATGCGTCGTTAGGTAACAAAATCGCTCCTTCCGATAGTAATAACACAAATCCATCAAATGTAGTATTTCGCATACACGGAAGGGATTTAGAAGGAGTTTTGAGCAATCATTATAATCAGAAAGGCAAAGTAAGATGAAACTACGATATTATTCAGAGTTTAAGAGTAGGAAAAACAAGACGTATCGAATCGAAATCCATACGGTATTTGCAACATATTCCGAAGAGCTCACTCTAACGGATTCTCCGTTTACCGTTGAATACGAATCGGACACTTTATACAAACCGTTGAAAATGTCTAATTCAGTAACAGGCATATTGACTGATAAAATATTGTCCGACCTCTATACAGCCGAAGGGCAAAATATAGAAGTCCGTTTATATAATAAAACGGATAATATTTTAGAATGGTTTGGATATATGAGCCCGAATTTGTATTCGAGTGATTATATAACCCCGCTTAATATGGTGGAGTTACAAGCTATTGATACTATTTCCGTTTTGGAAAATAAGAAATACTCTTATATTAATCCTTCCGAGGTATATTTTAAAAGCTTCAAAGATGTTATTATGCACATTCTCGATATTGCCGATCCCGGAAAGGTTTTAAGCAAATTGTATTTTCAAAAAACTAATAGGATTTCGAAAGATGCTGTTACTTCTTTAATAGAAGATATTTATATACATGAACGAAATTTCTTTGATGAAGCTAACGAGCCGATGAATAGCAGAGATGTTTTAGAAGAAATCTCTAAATATATCGGTATGACATTTATTCAGTATCAGGATGCTTATTACATGATCGACTATGATTTTATCAAAAACGACGAACTGCATTTTTTCGTCTATGATAGGATGAATGATACATGCGAAAGTGTAGTAATCCAATCCACATTATTGAATGTGTACGGTATTGGCGTGTCTGAAAGTGCGGGAAGTATATCACTAGGCGATGTATATAACAAAGTATCTGTTGTCGCGAATATGAACCAGATAACTAACTTATGCCCGGAATTGCTCGACGATGAGAAAGATGTAGTAAATCAAAACTCCGACCCTAATAAATATTATATATCCAGTAGAGATATAGACGGAAAGAATCATACCCTTCTTAATTCGTTTTTTAAATCTAAAGAGAATTGGAAGTATTTGATACCGAGCTTTTCATTTATTGATATTCCGGCGGAAGGTGTTGAGGTGACTATCGACAACGTTAATGATATATATTCCGGTGTGGTGTGGCAGAAATACAGCGATTACATAACAGAGGACGGCGAACCATCTTCATTAAGTTGGAGAACTTGCATTTCATTCCTGCAAGCGTATAATAGCATGTTTGGCACTTCTCGAAAGACTCTTTTAACATTGAAAAACGGAGAGTATTCTTTATTTAAAGGGGGATATTTTATAATAGATATTTCTTATAGAATGTCCGGCTCTTTCCTTCCGAACGATATAATAAAAACGTCCGATGAAGCGTACTCTAATACGAAATATGGATCTGGATTTAATAATACCATGATTCCTTGCAAATTGTATATAGATGATTACTATTATGATGGTGAAGTATGGAGAAATCAAAAGTATTATACGGATCGAGTAAATCGAGGCTATTATAAAATCACACACAACTTAACTTATCGAGGGGCTACATGGTATAGATATAAGGATGCATTTGGAGATTGGAGATTTGTGAGTAAGGGCGAATATGATTCAGCTAGCGGCGAAAAGGCTTCCGGCGGATTTGCCGATAGCAATAAGGTTTATGCATATAGGGAAAACGGCGAAGATATTTTTGTTGAGAAATGGTATCACGACGAATGTACGCTCAAAGATGGTTTTTATCTGGTTCACATAAACAAAGAAGGCGATAAAGTTTTCGACGAAGAAAAGAAGCTAACGAATACCGTTAGTTATAGATTTAATCTGTATGACTCAACGGACGGTGTAGCGATTAAACTTCCAGAAGATAAAATATTGTGCGGTAAGATAAATTTTGAGTTAAGCACTCCGAATCATTTAGGGGCGTATCCTATGTATCGAACCGATGGGGGATGCCATCCGTGTACTGCTTTTCATATATCCGATTTCACGTTCAAGTACACTAATAACAAAGTAACTTACGATATTTTTAATGATGCAGTAGATGATTCCGACGTAGTTTATAGCAACGTAATAAATGACAATAATGTAACAGAAATGGACGATATCGAACTATTAATCAATTCAAATGCAAAGAATATTTCGTCTTATTCAAATTGCGCTACCAAATCAGGGGATAAATTTGATTATTTAAAAACGGTGTATAGTCCGTTGCACGATAAAAATGTATTGCCGGAACAAATACTAATAGACAAGCTTTACACGCATTATAAAGCTCCAAAATTTAGATACAGCAATAATTTGAATCGTAGCTTTTCGATACTGTCTAGGATTTACGAAAATTCTCTTAGAAGAGAAATGGTAGTCGATCAAATGAGTATTGATTTTGCAAATGAGAGTTGTAACGTGTCATTAATAGAAACATGATAGAGATAGAAAACAAAAAAGTACCGCATTCGTTTCGAAATAAGTATTTACGCAATTCCGGTTCGGTAAGTATTAGCACGACAACGCCAACGCCTATAAATGGTGGCGGCGTTGATCTTGATGTGTTAAAGATAGACGACGGCCGTACTTCTTCGGATGATAATGTATTTTCGTCTCTTCGTGCTTTACTGGAAATAAAATCGCGTATTATTGCTTTATCGGATAATACTACGACTCAAACCGATGATAATACATTTTCTTCTTTGCGTATAAAGGCGGAATTACAAGCGGCTATCGAGTCTCTAAAGGATTTATATCTATCCAAAACCGCGCCAGACGAAACGCAATTTCTTATCAAGATGTTAGGCGGCTTAATCGTTGATAACGGGCTAGATGTAACGAAGGGAATTAATGCCGATACGCTGACTGCGACAACAATATCGACGCAAAGACTTAACGTCCTTGATAAGCTGATTGCGAAATCAGCGACTTTCTCCGGCGATATATCCTCTAATGACTATGCAGAGGGTTTAATCGGTTGGCTGATCGGCAAAGACGGTCATATAGATGCGAAATCTCTTCGCCTACGTGATTTCCTAGAAGTTCCTGAATTACGCTACAACCGCGTATCAATCGTTTCGGGTGAAGAATGGAATGCTCCAGGCGGTGGAATAATTGAATCAGTAGATACGGATAACGGGATTATCTACCTAAAGTTAGAACCGGGCGAATCTGCACAAATCGAGATTGACGATATTTGCAAAGGTATATTCAATAACTCGACAGGATTTCAAACTACATATTTTCGCATAACGGAGAAGTTAGGTGATTCCACTTTCAAATACGCACTTCGTTCCGGTACGACTGCACACCCTTGCAAGGCTATGCACTTTGTTTCGTATGGTAACTTCACAAACGAAGAACGGCAAAAATCGAGCTATTCAACACAAAGTTACGTCCGGTATCTTACAAGTGTAAACGGTTGGGAAATAGAATCGCATATGATAGCCATGCAGCTAGGCGACCTATCTAACTTGAAACTGTTTGGCATCGACATGACCGGACACAGCGCGTATCTCCGTAACGTCTACATGACCGGAGTAATCAAACAGATTTCAGATGACGGAGTAACAGAAAGCCGCGTCCCCTGTTTCAAGGGAGAATGGATGGCCGGAGCTTATTACTATTATGATGAAGTAACACACAACGGCGCATCATGGCTCTGTATCTCCGAGAAACCAACAACGCAAGAACCGGGCGAAGGCGTGCCGGATTGGTTGGAAAAGTCGGCGGCAGGTAAAGACGCAGTAATAGTTAACATAATGAGTTCTAACGGGAATATATTTCAAAACGGTTCTGTAGCTACCACTTTAACCGCTTACGTGATAAAAGGAGATGCGGATATAACAGATAGCGTTCCGGCTTCCCGCTTTTCGTGGGAAAAGGAAAGCAACAACGCCGATACCGATAAGATATTCAACGAGACGCATGTCGGGCACGGGCATGTGCTTATACTTACCCCGGATGATGTCTGGGGACGTGCCACATTTAATTGTATTGTTTCACTTTAAAATAAATTATTATGCCAATCGCAAGAGGACAAATTACCATCGTCGATTTGAACGACGCAAAATCAATGAGTATGTATTTGGGAAGCAACCAACCGCTAACCCAAATTTTTAACAAGGAAAACAGTTCGTATGTACCAAATTGGACGGCTTCACCATTCTTAGTCGTTACTCCCGAACTGTATGTTTCCGGTACAACAACAAACGTAATCAGCCGTTTGAAAGCTGCTCCGACCTATACAATTAACGGCGGCGCGATAACTGCTTTCGGTGGAACGGTGGGTGCAGCGTCCCCCTACGCGCTGACTATCAAAAACAACATGACTTCGGTATCACAGTTGAAAATAGAATGCTCCGGCATCTACGTTGACCCCGATACGAAGTTAGAAACTCCTATTAAGGCGGTTATCAACTACACAAAAACAGAGAATGCCGGGCAACTTATTTGTGCCATCGCCTACGCGCCTAAAGGAAATGTATTCAAAAATGGTCAGTCCGAATCATTGACAGCCCATTGCGACATGTGGCGCGGTAGTAGCATTGATGCGGATAAAGTGTCTTATCAATGGCACAAATTGAAATCCGATGGAACCTGGGAATCTTTGGCGGCTTCGAACGCTTACGGAATCACTGGAACAACAACGAATGAAATCACCATTCCCGCCAGTGCAGTTCTGAATTTTGAATCGTTCAAGTGTGTGATTAAAGATACGGATACTGCGAGCGGAACATATAACACGTCGGTAAGTGACATTATTTCGTTTTCCGACCTTTCCGACCCGTATGTAATTGAAGTATCTTCCACTACCGGCGATAAACTCGTAAACGGTCAAGGAAGTACGACCATCAAAGCAACGGTTTGGCAGAATGGAGAGGCGTTTGCGGACAGTGCCGCCGACACAAAATTCACTTTCGACTGGAAGAAATACAAGAAGGATGGTACGCAGGATACCGCTTGGGGAACAAGTGGAGTTAAAACGGGGAAATCTATTACTGTTACAGCCGCCGAAGTGGATGTAAAAGCAACATTCATTGTTGAACTTTCATTGAAATAAACTGTATGATTGTAGCAAGAGGGCAAATAACGATTAGCGTAACGAAGGACGGGCAATATCCCGTTCAGGAATACGCAAAGTCTACATCCGGCACTGTTGCGCCTGTAAGTGGGTGGGGTAAAACCCCGCCTTCTTGTGGCACAACTGAATATTTGTGGATGCGCACGGGCGTAGTTATTCCCCCGGCTACGTCTCCCGCATCGTGGACGAGCGTTCGTATTGGTTCAATAGATGGTGAAGATGGACTACCGGGAAACACAGGGCTTCCCGGCGCTCTTATTCGTCCGCGCGGCGAGTGGAAAGCAAATACTAACTACGTCAACAACACGCAGTATCGGGATACTGTTATCTACAACGGTAATACTTATTCGTGTCGTGCGGATCATAATTCCGGTTCTTCTTTCGATGTAACGAAATGGACTTTGTTTAACGATTTTGTTAATGTCGCTACACAGTTGTTAGTAGCTCAAAATGCAACGATCGATATACTCGGTACATCCGGTTTGTTTATCGGTAATCTGACAAAAACACAGGGTTGGTTAATGAGTGAAGGAGCGATAAAACACAATGTAACCGGGCTTGAACTGACGGCAGACGGGAAATTATCACTCCCTAATAGCGGTTGTATGTTAGTAGGAAATAAGACGTTTATCAGTGACGGAAAGATTGTAACGGATTTTATTGACGTTGAAAATTTGAAGGTTAAGAAGTTGGATGGCGCGACAGGTACATTTAAGGAATTGCAAGCTGTTGATAATACAGGCAAAGTACAAGGAAAAGTTTCGTTTAATACATCCGGTTCCGGTGATAATGTTTCATCATCATTTAATATTGATTTCTCAAAAACTTGGATTTCAGGCGATTTGTATCAACAAGGCTATAATGATGCAGAAAGGAGATCATGGCGATTCTACACTGCTGATTTGTGGTGTAGAGGACAATTCGGACATTATTCATTAAATGCAATCGAATACACTAGTGTCGCAAATTCGGATGTCTATTTTTCCCTCTACAGTCAATATTCTACGAGCGCGATTATTCAGCCTAAACCTGGGCAACCTATTGACGTAGTAGTTTTACGTGGTGGACACAACTTACGAGCCATAATTGTTGGTACTAGTCAATGGAAGAAATTTACTGTTGTTAATCGTAGCGGTGTAACTCGTTCAGTTCGAATGAATAGTACTACTAATAGAATGATTGGGCCGTGGGAAGCTGCTACATTTATGGCAGGAGATACCAGTGATAGGGCAACAGTGTCTGGTGTTGTTGTCTATATTAACGGTTTGATTGAAGTTTAATGATATTATGATTTACAATGAAAATAGACTTTAGAAAAATTCAAGTAAAAGACATCGAAGGGAATAACAGTACCGTCGATATTGCAAAAATGTTAGGTAATACTATCTATCAGAAAACCGCCGATTTGGGCGAGTTGGAACTAGCTCAAAGTATCTATAAGAATGGTGAAGTAGAGTTATCACCGGAACAGGCAGAGCGAATCAAAGAATACGTAAAAACTAACTTCGTCGCTGTTGTGCAGATTGCGGTTAATGAGGCTTTATCGGCTGAATAAGAGCTACCTAAACAGGTATAAGTAATAATAAAAATAAAATATGGACGAATGGTTAAAAATCATAGGCGCATTAGGCGGATTAGAGGCGATCCGATTTACTGTTACCTTTCTCGCGAATCGCAAAACGAACGCCAGAAAAGAAAAGGCTACGGCGGATTCTATGGAACTTCAAAATTTACTTTCCATCATTGACAATCTAAACAAGCAGATTGAACGATACGATGAACGATTAAAACAACGTGACGAAAAAGTAGATACTATCTATCGAGAATGGAGAACTGCACAAACGGAGTGTCAAAACTGGATGCGTAAATACTACGAGCTTGAATTAGCCTTGAAAGATGCGGAACACAACCGATGTGATAGACCGGATAGCGAGTGTAATCGAAGAACTCCGCCACGTAGACCGATAACAATTAATCAAAACAATAAGGAGACAACAGAATGAAACATTTCACTATTAAAGAGCTTTCACACTCTGATACAGCGTTAGCGAAAGGAATTGATAATTTTCCAACGGCGGAAGCTATCAGTAATTTAACAAAGCTAGTAGATAATGTACTCGATCCGCTACGCGAGAAATATGGGAAGCCGATCCGCGTTAGTTCCGGGTATCGTAGTGCAATTCTTAATCGCAGCGTTAACGGTGCGACATCTAGCCAACATCGACTAGGAGAAGCCGCCGATATTACGGTAGGAAGCAAAGGAGAGAACCGGAAGCTATTCGAGATTATCAAAAGCGAATTGCCTTTCGATCAGTTGATTGACGAAAAAGATTTCTCTTGGGTACATGTGTCATTCAGAGAAGGACGTAACCGAAAGCAAGTGCTAAAGCTATGAAACGACTAGTTTACATTATCATACTGTTAATATTAGCGGTGTGTTTCACGTCCTGCCGGACTCAATATATCCCGGTTGAATCCGTTCGCACTGAATACAAGACACGTGATAGTATCCGATTTGATAGTATCTATCAGCATGACAGCATTTATACGCTCGTAAAGGGCGATACAGTCTATCAGTATAGATATAAATATCTGTATCGCTATCTAACAACGAATCGCACCGATACGATTCTTAAAAACGATTCTATTTGTGTACCTTATCCGGTCGAAAAGAAGTTGAACCGATGGCAAAGTTTAAAGATGGAGATAGGCGGATGGGCTTTCGGGATCGTTATTGCTTTTATTTTGATAATAATCGGACGAATAGTACATAAGTAAAAAATAAGTAATACCTTTGCTAAAAGTGAGTATACAAGTGTTTAGTCCGTGACAGAGAAATCTTGCCTCAATTAAATAGTTATCTCCATTATAATTAATTATCAACTAAATAAAATGATATGAACTCATTTCTTAATTTCATAAAAACTGTAAGAAAAGGATTGCTTAAAGCGTTTATTCTTTCAATTTTATATATTATTATCTATAAATTTTTCTTAATAAAAATAGATGAGATATTTGCGGGTGCATCCATTTGGGGGGAGATTTTTTATGATATATCTTTTGCGTATGTAACAGGTTTTATGTTTCATTTAATGGTAGTACATTATAAAGAGTGGTATGATCAAAAATGTATAAACAAATATGTATTACCTAAGCTTGATCTTATTTTGGGGCAATACGAAACAGTAATAAAAGAGATGTGTAGCTATGCTAAGATAGAATACTACAAATTTTTGTCAGATGATGATTTTAAAAAAATCTGTGAAATAATTTCAGGGAATAAAGCTAAAGCAGATGCTCCTTTAATTTTGGGGTTATCACATCCCCCGATTTTTGCTACATGGAATCAATATTGTATCAACTTTAAAAACGAAACAACTAGGACTGTTGAGCAAATTTTATCAAAGCTTTCATTATTAGATAGTGATCTTGTTTTACTTTTATCAGAAATAGAGGATAGTAAATTTTTCAATAGGCTTAGATTATACGAAAATTTAATGAGTATGGGATTAGAACGAACTAAAATAGGTTTTGACCATAGTGATATTTTAATAGATTATACATCATTGATGAGAAGGCTAGAAATATATAGTATTAAAAAGAAAAAAATCTTTAATGGTTAGAATATATTAACCCCGCATATTTCAGTTTGCGGGGTTAACTAAGTTAAAGCAATAACGAATTAATATAGTCTATTACTTTTCTATTCGCTTTATCTATTTGCTCTAAATCGTAATCTATGTAAATTCCGGTTGTTTTGCATCCGAACTCATGCCCCAAAGCTAAAGATATTACATCTTTCGATATTCCTATTTTATGCGCTATTGTAGCCCATGTATGGCGCGCCCAATACGAGGTGATGTCGGGAAATAAAATATCTCTAATCTTTTTCCCGCCTAATCCTTTTCGTTCGAAATTTCCCAGTTTTTGCAAACCTCTATTCATTGCTGCCATATACTTTCTATAATTGTAATCGTTGGTTTCGAGCGTGTTTAGTAGAAATTTATTTCCTTTATACCTGTTTATTATCTCCATTGCTTCCGGTTCTACTTTGATAGAGTATAGCTTTCCGGTTTTTTCTCGTTTATATTCTATGCGTCCGTCAACTATTTGTTTGAGGTTAAATAAGTCTATTGCGTTTATTCCGATTAGATAAAACATAAGCATGAATATGTCTTGATACTCCTTTTGATATTCTTCTCCGTTAAAGTCTCGGAGCGTGGCGAGTTGTTTCGGTCTTAGCGAGCGTTTTCTAGTTTCCTCTTTTTCGATAGCAAACTTTCTAAACGGATATAACTCCGTTTCTTCGTTATCTATCGCATAGTTAAAGACGGCTCTAATATTCCGTAGATGGATTGATATTGAATTAGTTTTCATTCCTGCATCTTTTAGCCATTTATTAAAAGATTCCAACCATTTCTTTGTAATAGTCTCAAATGTACATGCCGTGTCGTAGGCAAGAATCTTATTCTTTGTAGCCTTATATAGTTCTATTGTATTTCCTTTCGTCTTTGTCGCTATAAACTCGTCTAGGTAGGTTACGAAAGTTTTGCAGGTTGACTCATTTTTGATGGACTTTGAAATATAATCTTTCAAGGCTGCGTCGCTCATGCTTTTTAATTTTTGATTATTATCCAACATAACGATAAGCATTTCTACGCGATTTATAAGATTGCGTATCGCCACATTTTTAGCTTTGTAGCTTTTCGCTTCTTTGCTATACTCTGTACCCGTCCACGTTCTCGGAGTAGCGCAAAAATCGGTACTTATTAATATTCGGCTTTTATGCCTAATATACAACTTGATCGGGTATGTGCCGTCTTTCTTTTCTCTACGTGTGTCTAATTGATAACAAACAGTTGCCATAATAATATTGTTTTTAGTATATATACGCAAACAACGTGTCAACGGGATAGCGCGATAATTATGCGAGATGAAAATTTGCACGAAATTTGCACCATTTTCCTTAATAATACCCGTTTATAACGCCTAAAAACGATACTTTGATATAGATATAGGGCAATAAAAAAGCCTCTTACTTGTTTGTAAGAGGCTGATAATCAGATAGTAGTGGGTACGAGAATCGAACTCGTATTACATGCGTGAGAGGCATGTGTCCTAACCGTTAGACGAACCCACC